CCTTCTTGGCCAGTTTTTTCATATGCTCAAAATCTTGTAAGGCTAGTTTTAAGTACCACATAGGATTGCCTACCCCTACCTTATCCTCATACCCGGCTTTTAAGAGTAGCATCCTAGTGCGTTCGATTCTTGAAGGGAAACTATTTAAGCGCATGTTCAATTGGAGTCAAATCGCCATAAGGAACTCGTACAAACATCCTCGTGAAAGTGTTTTAGCATGATGTCGGTTAGATAGTGCAATGTCCATCCTGTTTCATGATCTAGCTGATATACTTTGCTGATAACGGCTTCCAGCTCTTCCGATATTGCAGTCTTTACGGGTGCGTATTCATTGCTAGATGCTTCAAAAAGGATTATCGTATCTCTATTATATCTTTCATATGTTTTTTACCTCGTTTTTTAATGTGTCTGTGTGATGACCCTTTAGGGCTTTCTCCGTGAGTTCAAAAGACTTTCTTGCTATTTCTGACTATACATGATAGATTGCTAGCCTAGACTATTCCCAGCGGTTGCCCGCCCCAGACTTACCAGGTCGCCCTGTGGTCGTGTAAGCCTGTCCCAAAATAATAGCCTAGCTGTGTGTGATTTTCTTAGGGTGGTTTAGGTTGTTAGGTCCATTGCAACCTAATGGCGATACCAGCACCTAATACTTTTCTACTCCAGTTTTAAGGGTTAGCGCCCTCTGTATGGTCATAATGTCCTAGATATGGTATAATCTAGCTATAAAATATTTACTAAAACCCTTTTAATAACAGCTTGCCTGCTTGTTAATTTTGTTTTAGTTAGTGGTTAAAAGGCTTTGCTGTTTGGTCGCGGTAAGCCTTTTTTGTTGCTCTCACGCGCCTTGTGGTGCGTTTTTTCTGAATACCATATTCTTAATATCTTGGTATGTCATGCCTAAGTTGATCATAGCAATAGCCATGTCCTCTAGTGCCTGGTATCTGATAAGCTCTTGACTGGTTAGGCTGTCAATGCCATTAAATCCGCCACGGTGTGCCACTAGCTGGCGTTTGTTCATTCCAGTAGTTCCCTTTAGCAAGAGGTTTGTAACAGTGCTGTGCGCGTGTTTTGGGGCTTCCTGCCATGTTTCAATAGCTTCATGCAATGCCTTGCGCTTGGGCTTCTCTAGCGCCCTCTGATAGCGAAACTCTGCCACCTCGTCACGCATTTCAAAGAATGCTCGGACTAGGTTTGTTTTGAATTTGACAACCTGCGGTGTGTTATCCAGATAAGTGATCAACAAAGTCGCCTGTTGTTCGTTTAAGTGATACACCTTTTTTGGGTCTGCCTTTTCCGTCTAATTTATGGATTTCAAATCCATAAAATCCAAACGCCTCAAATCGTTCTTTGTGATTTCTCAATAGGCGTGTAACAGTGTGGTGCTGTACTCCAGCACATTCTGCGATTATCTCGCTTGTGGTGTACGGCTCTTTCCGTCCGTCCATGTAAACTAGTTCCATGCTTGCCCTTTCTATACTCGTGTAAGATACAACGCTATAAACTCCATTGGATTATCTGATAAATCAGCAATCTTTTTCAAATTCGCCTTATTAGGTGCATTTCTGCCTTTTTCCCAATTATTTACCGTACCTTTGGAAGTGTTGAAGCGTTGTCCGAATTGTTCCATTGTTTCGCCTAGGCTTACTCTGATAACCTTTATTCGTTCACCTAATTCCATTGCTTGCCTGCTCCTTTCTAGCTGTAAAATAGTTCATCAATTGTGATGTCTGGTTCAACCTCTGCGACAATGGTCTTGATTGCTTTCTTTTCCTTGTCATTGAATGGTGTTTTGCCTGTTTCTTTGTTGTTGTATGACTGTAAAGAAATATCTAGCTTGTCCGCCATAGCTTGCTGGGTTAGTCCTAACATGACCCGATAGCCTTTGAGTTTGCTCATGCCGTTCTCCTTTCTTTGAAAAATCCCCCTCCATAGATTGAAAGTGTGAAAGGCCATGGAGGGGTGTCAGACATTTTTGTCTGATTGGCTTTGATTATATCAGACACTTTTGTCTCGTGTCAACCGTTTTTTTTAATTTTTTTCAGACATTTTTGTCTTTTTTGCAAATTAGTGTTATAATCAAGCGTGAAAGGTCGTGAAATTATGAATAGATTGAAAGAATTAAGGCAAGAAAAAAAGCTATCTCAGAAAGAGTTAGCTGACTATCTGGGCATAAATGAAAAAACCATATCTCGTTGGGAAAATGGAGAAAGTACAATAAAATCAGACAAAGCCCAGGCACTCGCTGACTATTTTGAGGTAGAGGTCGGATATCTCTTAGGATATAACGAAGGCCATAGGAGGATGTACGAGCTTTTCGGGAAGCATCCTAAAAAAGGTGCTATGGGAATAATAGATTTTGATGAACTTCTAGAAGCTCATGAACTAGGTTACATCAAAGATGGAAAAATTCTCGACGAACTTCAAACAGATGCAAGCGTAGCTATAAAATTTCTTGAAAGCATACAATCAAAGCTCTTACTTTTTGGGGACATCAGCAAAACACATACAAAAAAACTGGAGGATATCACCTTTTTTTTAGTAGATTTTTATGAAACGGTAGAACGTCGCCAAAAAACTTTAGAACAAACTAGCAATACTAAAGACTAACCGCGCGCGCTCCCTACAAGCCCTCTCACCACGTTCAAACACTTCTCTGGTATATTTACCCTACCAAGCTATTTCACGCGCCTAGGGGCTTTCTGGCAGGCTGTGTGGAGTGAAAAAAAGTCCGCATAAGTCCGCATTAAAAAAAGTCAGTTTTTGTCAGTTGCTGAAAATGTAGGTTTTTGTTGGTAGTTAAAAAAGTCAAGTTTTGTCAAGAGCTGAAAAAAGTTAGGTTTTGTTAGGAGCTGAAAAAAGTCAAGTTTTATCAAGCTAGATATTTTAGCAACCTTAGCAAACCATAGCTTCTATATCGGCTGTATGCTAGCATTTGTTAGCATTCGGCGCGTGATTACTAAACTACTAAATTTTATTATCTTAGAAAGGAAGACGATGAACGAATTACAATTTTTAATTTATACGGCTGACAATGATCAAGAGACGGCTAGTGTCATCATTCGTGGGGAAACTATCTGGGCTAGTCAGAAGGAAATGGCTCGCCTGTTTGATGTTTCTATTTCTTCAATTTCAAGACACTTAAAAAATATCTTTGAAGAGGGGGAACTAGAGGAAAAAGTGGTTGTTGCAAAAATTGCAAATACCACTCAACATGGTGCAATGGCTGACAAAACTCAAACAAAAGAAATCAGTTATTACAACCTAGACGCCATTATCTCAGTTGGTTATCGTGTCAACTCCCAAAAAGCTACCAAATTTAGACAATGGGCTACTTCTGTCCTACGTGAGTACATGATAAAAGGCTTTGCCATGGATGATGACCGCCTAAAACAAGGGGAAAATCTCCTAGAAAAAGACTACTTCCGTGAACTGCTTGAGCGTGTGCGGTCAATCCGCGCCAGTGAACGACGAATTTGGTTACAAATCACAGATATTTTTGCTGAAATATCTATAGACTATGACCCTAAAAGCACCCTAACAAAGAATTTCTATGCTGATGTCCAGAATAAATTCCACTATGCTATCACTGGCCAAACTGCTGCGGAAATTATCTATACAAAAGCAGACCATACAAAAGAAAATATGGGACTGACAACATGGAAAAACTCCCCAGACGGGCGTATTCTGCAAGCAGATACCTTGGTAGCAAAGAACTATCTAACCGCTGATGAAATCCGTTCTCTTGAAAGAGGTGTGTCAAGCTACTTTGATTACTTAGAAAGACAGATTGAACAACGAAAAGCCCAAACCATGGCCCAACTCGCTGAAAGCATTGACCGCTTTTTGACTTTCCAAGAATACGATATTTTACAAGGACACGGGAAGATCTCAACACAATCCGCCAAAGATAAAGCAAAAGCAGAATATAAACTGTTTAACAAGACGCAAAAAATAAATTCTGACTTTGAAAAATCACTAAAGAGACTGACAGATAAATAAAGATTTTTTATCTTTTCTGGTTTCTGGTGCGTGCTATCGGCCTATAATCTTTATACCCTGTCAAACGCTCCAAAATCGTCTGTATTCGCTTTTAACTCATGACTGGTATTTTACCCTACCAACTTAAAACAAACGAAAATAGGGCTATTCTCGTAAGCCTACGCATGATATAAACCTAAAACATTCTAAAATCTTTTTAATAACAGCTTGCCTGCTGATGGAAAGGTTTATGATCATGAAAATAACTGAAGTAAAAAAGAAAAACGGTGCTACTGTGTACCGTGCCAGTGTTTATCTAGGAATAGATGCCATCACTGGTAAGAAAGTCAAGACTAATGTCACGGGTAGGACCAAGAAGGAGGTTAAAAACAAAACTCAGCAAGCTATTGCAACTTTTAAAACAGACGGGGCAACACGCTACCAAAGTGCCACCATAACCAGTTATAAAGAGTTGGCAGAATTGTGGTGGAATAGCTATAAGCACACAGTAAAACCAAATACCCGTGGGAACATCAGGGGCTTACTGAAAAATCATGTTATACCACTTTTTGGAGCCTATAAGCTCGATAAACTGACGACCTCACTCCTCCAAAGCATCGTCATCAAATTAGCAGACAAAGCAAATACAGGGGAAGCTGGTGCCTATCTGCACTATGACAAAATCCACGCGCTGAACAAACGTATATTGCAATATGGTGTTGTTATGCAAGTTCTGCCATACAATCCAGCTCGGGAAGTCATATTGCCCAGGAACGCAAAAAAAGCCACTCGGAAGAAGGTAAAGCATTTCAACGACGAGCAGCTTAAACAGTTTCTTGACTATTTGGACAACTTGGACCCCGCCAAGTATAGAAACATCTATGAAGTCACTCTATACAAGTTTCTGCTGGCCACTGGTTGCCGTATCAATGAGGTGCTGGCACTGCACTGGTCAGATATTGACTTGAACAACGCCACGGTCAGCATCACAAAAACACTAAACCGCTATGGATCAATCAACTCCCCCAAGTCAAACGCCAGCATACGCGATATAGACATCGATAGCCAGACAGTAACCATGATGAAAGAATACAGACGGCGACAGATACAAGAGGCTTGGACCCTCGGACGTTCTGAAACGGTAGTATTTTCCGACTTTATCCATGACTATCCTGAGGATAAGACCCTGGGGAACAGGTTGACCACACGCCTGAGGAATATCGGACTGCCTAACATCGGCTTTCACGGTTTCCGCCACACGCACGCTAGTTTGTTGCTTAACTCCGGAATACCCTACAAGGAACTCCAGCACCGCCTTGGTCATTCTAGAATATCAATGACCATGGACATCTATAGCCACCTCTCAAAAGAGAATGCAAAAAACGCTGTTGCATTTTACGAAAAAGCTCTCGGGAATCTTTGAGGGTGTACAAAAAGGGGAACAAATTCGGTTGACAAGGGTTTACACCACTGTAAAACACCTTGATACGACTGGCTTTTTAGCACGTTAAACACAAATCATACCATTTTGTGATAAGGTATGCTTGGCTTTAGCATTTGGTTGCTTTACACGCCTTTTTAGTTGATTTTACTGGATTTTTGAAAAAAAGTGTAAACTTTATACAGCGTTACATTTCCCTAGAAAGTGTACAAAAAGGGGAACAAAAAAAGCCTATCATTTATAGCATGATAGACTAAAAATAATGAGTTCAGCAGGCAAGAAACTAGCGTAGTAACCAGCTACGCTTTTTTGATTGCTGGTAAGTGTATTATATCATGTTTTTACTGTATCCCACTGTATCTTTTCAAACATACATATCTGATAAATAGAAGCATCAAGTTACATGTCTATTTGTCAAAAACCGCTGAATTTGAAGAATAGAATTCACCAGTATTCCTAAAAAACACCTACTAAAAACTTTCAAAAAGGGAATTTTTTGCACGGAAGAGGCGAGCGTTGTGGAATCCGAACGATATAGCACCCCGTTCAAAAAGAAAGGGGGTGTTTCCGAATTTTATCACCCGCCGTCTTTATACTGCAATAATTCCCCATTCTTGAATATACAAGCAAAATCTAGCAAAGCAGTTTGTAATGTTTTGTAAAAACCTGACTCACTTATATTCATATCTTGGTATATACCGTAATCGGCTTTCTGTCGCTTGATATACTTTTCTGTCAGTATGTCACTGTGTAACTTATCCAAGTTTGAAATAGTTCGCTCTATCTCTTCCACTTCCTGACTTACAGCGATAGCGTTCAGTAATCTATCTTCTTGCGTGTTTCGGGTCGTTCCTGATTTTACCTTATCCGATACATTCCAATTACTCTGTAAAGTGGTGGTAGTGCGTGCTATGGTTTTCAATCGTGGATATTGTTTTAAGTACCGCTTAGTGATTGCTATGGTTTTCTTTTCGTCTATCATCGTATCTAAAAAAAATCAAGTTCACACCCTCCATCATGTCCAGCCCCAATAGTCTGCAAAGATTTCTGTAATTCGCTCCAAGCGTTTCCGTGTCGTCTTCTCGCTTGCTCCTGTTAGTTCAGCGATTTCTTCGGGTGTGTGTTCATGTATCCAACGAAGTTCAAATACTCGCGTCAGGGTCTCATCTAAGACCTCTAGCGTTGCTTCTACAGCTCTTTGTTGACACTCTAACCCTTTCAGCTTTATATCACTGTCAAAGTGTTCTACGAGCCACTCCGTGCGTTTATTCACTCGGTTTGTTTTGCTAGCTCCTACGTTTATGTCGGTACTGTGTTCGGTTTCTATTTCTAGCTTTCTTCTTGCTATTCTGCTTGGTAAGTGTCTATATCTCATTAAAACATTATCAAGGAATTTATACTGATTATTTGATAAAACCAACTGCATGCCCTCCAACTGTGATATAATAGTTTTAGGTTTTATTCACAGAGTCAGTGCGTACGCATTGGCTTTTTTTTTGTGTTTTCTCGTGCTTCGCTCGTGCTTCATCACGCGCCACCGTGTCTAAACATTATCTCTTTTAGATTGCCAAAAATGCCGAATACCTCCCTATTTTTCTTATCCAACCGAGCCTAAACCTAATCTGTTTTTACATAAGGTTTTATAAGGTTAGCAAAACGGCAAAAAGAGGCAGTTGCCTCTCTCTGCTATTCTGCCTCAGCGTTGTAATAAACAAGCCCGCTGTATTCGTTATCTTCGTCCAGTGACTTGAGTAGCCCTACACCCTTAGCACCGATTAAGTCTAGTGTTGAGTAGCCTGTCTCTGAATCCATTGGAATAGGGTCATCACTCAGCAAACGTTCTCCATAGTCTATTAACTCCAGTTCATAAGCCACCACCTTTTTCAGTAGGCTGTCAAAGTCCTCTGACTGTTTGAGTTGTTCCGTGCGTTCCAGGCGGTACTGGTCTTCAAGTTTTTTCTCAGGGTCGGTGTAGTAATCTTGGAAACTGTCACAAATCCGCTTGAATGTTTCAGTAAGTTCAGCATCTGCTATATATTCCGCACATAAGCGGTTGTGATCTCCGCCTGCGTTGTCATTGTGGTAGCTCACTTCGATAGCTGGTTGTTCAAATGTTCCTGTCATATAGCCCATAAGCGCGTGACCTGCAACTTGTGCGGTGTCAAAGTCTTTGAATGTGTAGTGGAATGTGAATGCTTTTGGTGTGTCTGAAATAGTTTTTAGTGTCATGTTATTATTCTCCGTTTCTGTTATTTGTACAAGACCAATAGGCCTGTGTTCGTTCCTAATTGCTCAAAATGTCCTGCGGTTGCTTCAGTATATTTCACGTCAATCACTTCAACAGTTGACATGAAGTCATTTACTTCCGTTTCAAAATCCTTTATGAATTGGCTATGCCTTTGATAAAATAGTTTAATTTTCATGTTTTTCCTCCATTTTTTGGCTAGACCTGTGATACTTTTTCAGGGGTATGTGAAACCCGTGACCCCACTCAAACCCTTGATTTTACTGAGTTTTTACAGTGGTTCATAAGGTATCAGGGATTTTACTATATATATTTACTATTTTTTTGTTTTTTTGCACTATATTTGTATATGTATTTTTTGTCTAATTATTATCTTTTTTTATTTTATCCTATATATACCTATGTGTACCTATGTACTAAGTAATATAATAGTAGATAAAGTATTGGTATAACTGGGTTTGTGAGGTATCGGGGGTTTGCTTAAAAGCTATGTAACCCCCATGTACCCCTTGATACCTCAAAGCACGTCATCAATGTTGCTAAATAACTTCAATTCTTTAGGTTGTTCACTTTCAGGGTTGTAACTTGTGAAGCGTTTAGCGTTGTTCACAACGTAAACAGTGACTAACCTATTTTTTATTTTTTTACGCTTTGACCCCACTCCCGATGGTTTCCATTGCATTCTTTGCTTTGACTCCGTTGTTGCCGTAGGTCTTTCTATAAAGCTCTTCAACAAATAGATTATCAGTCCTTACAAGATAATCCTGTTCAGTCAATGTATTCAGTAGCAACATTTGAAAGTCATCCAGATCCACATCATTAAAAACTTCAACGGCTTTCCATTCGAATTTTTGCCCTTGCTCCATGAAATAGTCCAAGCTAGTCAGCAAGAAACCAATACAGCCATCTATCTTAGGAGACTTATCGGGGGTGAGTGAATGCCTGCCAATATTCCGCGAAGACGGCTTCACGTTCTGCGTCTGTTTCGCCCTCTGGTCTGTCCTGGTACTGTATGAGGACCTTGCGTCCGTTCATTTCATCGGATAGCGATACATTTCTATTGGTATCGATACATAGCACGCTAGACAACTGTACAAGCCCCTGGTTTCCTCCGACGCTTCGGGCGACGTGTGTTTTTTCGGTTGCGATAATCTTCAGCACCCTCTCCACCTGTCGCCTACTATGTCGCCTTGCTCCGTTGCCAAAGCCATCTCCCGCCTGAAAACAAGCCCACGCATTGAGTGCATCAAATCCTCTTGAGATAAGATTGTCTAATTCCACATCTATCTTGTTAAATAGTCCAGACAACGCTATGTGTCGCAAGCTTTTCCTGTTCGTACTCCGTTTTGAAATGAAGAAATTGGTCTTTGATCGTAAACCGCTGGCAACCTGGGCCATGTAGTAGGTTTGTAAAGTCGCATTGTGTAATGAAAGTTCATCAGCTATTACATACTTTAGAAACTTGTTAGCCATAGCCTGTCCATCTTTGGCGGTGTTGTAGTCCACTGGGTAATACTTAAAATAGGATTGTTCTTCATTTGGGTTAGTCCTGTAGTAGCGGTGTTCTTTCAGTCAATAATAGAAGTCATTCCCTGCTATCTGATAGGGCTGTAGCGTTCGTACTGGCTCAATTTGATATTGCTGGCGATACCTGAAAGGATTTCCAGAACGTACTCCCCATCACGCTTGAAGCCATATAAGTTCTGTATGGTGATTTCATCCATTAGAACAGCTTGCTTGTTGTTTACGTCGTATAATTTACCACCATAGAACACGAACCGCCCTAACAGATAATCAGTTACCAAACTTAGCAAAGGTGAGAAATTCATGTCGTAAGTGATATGAATATACTCCTTTTTGTTGTCTCCTTTCCCTTTGGTCTTTTTCTCAAATGTTGCGGATATGTATTTTTTTGTTGTGCCATTCTGCTCGGTGATGTACATGATCCTGTTATCAGGAATGAATACAGTTTTTCCGTTGTACCAGGCATTATTCAAGCTATCAACTGCCACAATGTTATACAGTTGTCTCTTGTAGTCTGCTTTTAGTTTAGACTGTCCAAACTCCGCCTCATTCCAATTCAGTTGTAAAATCTCTTTTAATTGTTTCAAACAGTCACCCCCTCAAAAAATGATGTTGCCACTTGCAAGAAATAGCCTGCTAGGTCGCCCCGTTGGGTGAGATTGGCAAAGATTTCAATTGCGCCAATCATGTCCATACCGTTGATATAAAGCTCTCTGACCAAGTAAGCCACGTCAGCCCGTGAGTTAACGCCGTATTTCAGTAGCTCCGTCAACATTGGCGTGTAAATATAATCGATGTTGACCCGCATCTTATCCAAGTTGTGCCGTTCCAGCTTTCCCATCTTCTCTAGTAGTTCATTGCTTATCATAGCTATTTTTCTATCTCTGACCAACTCCCAACCGTTTACTTCTTCGGGGTAGTCTTTGACGATTGTCACCATTAGCCCTTGATAGACGAAACCAGTCATATAGGTATCAAAGGGCAAAAAGTAGTAGAACTTGTAGAAATCCCCTTTCTTGAGTGCTTGGGTTTCTGTGATAGGTAACTTTTTCATGTTCTCCTTGTTAGTTGTGATCTCAATTAGGCTATACATGTCACTTTCTCCGTTTCTTTTTGAGTTTCTTCAAACGTTGCTGTTCCTTTAGCTGGTCCAGGGTCGCCCTGCGGTCTTTGTATAATTTAATATCGTGATAGTGTCCGCCGCTGTCTGCTGGGTGTATGCTATACCTTGCCATTCTCTACCCCCAAAAAAATCAAAATATCACTCACTCTATAGAAGATTTTCCTAGTGTCTTCTAGTGGGGCTGGTAACGTCTTAGCCCATTATCTTCCCAACGTTTCAAGGTCTTATCCTTTATGCCTAGTTCATCTTTAACCTGTTGAGCTGTTATTAGTCCAAGTAACCTTGGTTTGACTTTCTCACGCGCTTCCAGATAGTTCTCTATAAGCTCCAGAATGCCCGTTTTTAGGTCTGCTTCACTTTGTGCGGTTAATTCAAGCTTCATCTCTGTACTTCCTCCAGTCTTGCAAGTCTGCGGTCAGTAGCGCGTGAATACGCTTGTGTTCTTGGTCATATTGTCGTTGAAGCGGTAGCACTCCTGCAAGCCGTTCTGTTTCATTCTGGGGGATATAGTAGCCCCTAGCTTATCTCGCCCACCGCATACGGGTATACCATAATCAACAATAAGCTGGCGAATATGTTCCCTAATGGTTCGGATGTCCAAGCCTGTCAGCCGTTCAATATCTGTCCCCGTGATAGGCAATTCCATTCCAAGCGGTAGTAACTTGAAAACTTTGTATAGGTGTGGTGGTAGTCGATTTTCTGTCATACCTGCACCTCCAGACTTGCAATTTTGTATTTTATCCAAAGCAATTTACTATCGTGTTCCATATCAAGATAGCACTGCATTTCTTCTGGTGTTGTGTGTTTGAGAATAGTCTCTGCTATATGTTCAAGTTCTCTAAATGTCAGCATGGTTTCCCCTCCTAGTTATAGCGTTTGCCTGCAAGCTGTATATAAGCCCCGTAGCGCTCGTTTTTAAGGGGTCTGGTATATTTACCCTCCGGTCTTGATTTTTAGGCTCTATTATCAAGCCGAAAAAGTGCCCAAACCAACGCCAAAACCATAGATAGAGGTTCAGCGGTGTAAAGATTGCTATCAAAGTTAAAGCTGTTTCGATTGTCATTTCTTGCATTTTTTAGCCT